TCTCCCGCGCAATATCCCCCCCTCTCCTCCGCGACAAACCCGCAAAATACAACCTTGCACGCACTGCAACAGAATTGTGACCTGCCCTCATCGAGGCGGATCGAGGCGGATCGAGGCGGATCGTCGCGTTGCTCGCTGAATGCGGCGGCAGATTCGCCGCTGCTCGCGGCTTGGCGCGTATCGAACCAAACCGCCATCGGAGCCACTTCCGGCGCCTCGTCGCCTTCAGCCGAATCACCGCTCGAAGCGCAACGCGAAGCGAACGATCACCGAGCCGCCTGGGCAGTTCGCCCTAACTCGACAACTCGGTCTGCGCCCCCGGATCACGTGCCGTCGCTTGGCCCTCGACAATCCCGTCCTGAACGCCGCGATCCGGCACCGGCGTATGCTCCCGCCGAAGCTTCGCATCGACCTCGTCGCGAATCGCCGCCTCGTCCGGCTCGGCCGGCCACGCAAGCGATGCCGGGAAGTCCGGCGCCTCCACCACGCGCACGAGCTTCATCTGGTACTGCGCCCATGCATCGAAGAGCGCGCGCTCGACCGCGTCGAGTTGCCCCGCCGCGAGCGCGTCGGCCTTGCCGAGGTTCTTCGCGCGCGCCTTCTCCATCCGCGACATGAACGCGTTCATCGCCGCCTGCCGCTCATTGCGCGCGACGACAGCCTCGTCGACCACCCATTTCCCGTCGCGCCACACGTATTCTTCCGACGGCCGCGGCGTCATCGTCAGGCCCGCGTCGTCGGGTGTCACCCCCGCCTTCGTGATCTCGGCGGGCGCGCCGGTATCGGTGCGGTACAGCCGCACGCCTCGATAGTCCGGCAGCAGCGCCCAGTCGCCGTCCTTCCAGAACGGCCAGGTCATCGGCGCACGCTCCGGCAGCGGCTTGGTCGTGCAGAACGCGGGGATCAGCCAGCGCGCCGGATTCATCGGGTCGATGTCGGCCAGGAAGCTGATCACGTATTGGCCGGTCGAATTGTCGTATTGATTGCAAAGCACGTTGATCTCCTGAAATTAGTAAGCGCGAATCATTGCGAGCACGGCGAGGTTGCGCGGGCGCGCTTCGTTGCCACCGTCGGCCGCGACATGGATCGCGTGGCTGTGAGCGCCGGAAGCGGCCACGCCAACGTTGTGCGCATGCGTGCCCGCGCCTTCCGTATTGAATTCGTGATTGTGGTCGCCGGCCCAACGAATATCCGCGGAATCACCGCCGCCAACCGCTTGTTCCGAGCCGCTGCCCGCCGTGTCGCTCCCGGTCAGCGAGCCGTTGTACGGCGGCCGCAACAGACGACTGAAGATGTCGTTGTTGTGGTTGTGGTTACCATTGGTGCCGGTCCATCCGTGGTGGCCATGCCAGCCCTGGTTGTCCGTCCAGGCGTTGTGACCATGGTCACCGACACCGTCGGCTCCCGCGGCATGCCCGTGGGTCCGATTCATGCTGTCCTGCCACGTGCCGATCTTACGATCGGCATCGCTTCCTCGTCCGTCGTCCCAACAACGCAGAAACTCGCCGCGAAGCTCGGGAATCCGGAATGTCGCCGAGCCGTCGCCATCGGAGAAGCAGCCGAAGTTGCCCGACATCCAGTCCTTTTCCGCGACAAGCGCCCCACTGCCCTGCGCATACGCCCACAGCGCCGGATAATCCGCGCGCTTGACCAGCGCGCCGTTGCACTTCAGGTAGCCCGCGCGCGCCGCCGTGCGCATTTCGAAGACGATCTGCCCGACCATCGCCGATGCAAGCTCGCCCGCGATCCACTGCGTCGTCGCGACGCGATTCGACCGGTCACCCGCGTTCGGGTGGCCGCCGAACGCCGGTTTGTCGAAGTACGTGCCGTCCGGCGCGAAATGCACGGTCTGAGCGCCGTTGCTCGATACGGCGAAGTGGCCGTCGGCGATATGGAACAGGCCGGTGTCCGGCGCGCCGTCGTTCGCGAACGTCAGCGACGGGAACGCCGCCGAGCCTTCGGCCAGCATGATGCGCGCGCCCGGATCGAGCGTCAGTTGGCCCTTGAGCGTGCCGCCGCGATTCAGATCGAGCGGCGTGAGCGAGCCCTCGTGCCAGACGGCCTTGCCGTCGACGCGGAACGTGCGGTCCGCGAAGATGTACTGATACGAGCCGATCGTCGGCGACCACCAGCCGATCGATTGCTTGCTCGCGTAGAAATAGCCGTCGACCGGCCCGAGCCTCATGTGCCCTTCGCTGGTGTTTCGGCCGACCGCCAGATCCCCGGTGAAGTCAGCCGTCCCACCGAACACTGCGCCGGACCCATTGCCGTCGATCAGCACCTTGCCGCTCTCGAGCGACCACGACAGCGGCCGCCAGTCGCTCCACGAGCCGAGCGGATCGCCCTTCTTCGTCGACATCAGATAGACGGCCACGTCGTCGTTGCGGATGAACGCGCCGTACTGGTTGCCGCACGCGCGCAACTGGCCGCCGTCGCCGCGGTCGAGCCCGCCGGCGATCACGCCGTTCGACGCCGACGCGTTGCCGCGCACCTGCAGCGCGTCGCGGCCGTTGTCGTCGGCGGTGCCGACGAGCGCGCGCCCCTCCTTCGTCACGCGCACGCGCTCGGCGTTGCCCGTCACGAGCACGACCGGGCCCGCCGCGCCGGCGCGCACGCCGCCGTCGTTCGACAGCACGACGGCCGGCAGCCCTTGCGACGCGAGCTGCAGCACGCCGTCGCTCGGCGAGAACAGGCCGGTGTCCGGATCGTTCGCGAAGCCGAAGCCCGCGTTGCGCTCGTTGTTCGGCGTCGCCGGGCCGGTCTTGCCGAGCAGCGCGCCTTCCATCGTGTCGCCCGCCTTCAGCACGCGGCCCTTGTCGCGGCGCTCGATGTCATCCTTCAGATAGCGCGTGCGGTTGACGAGTTGCCTCGCCTGCAGATTCGAAATGCCGTCCGGCCCGCCTTCGACGGGGTCCGACGTTTCGATCTGGTAGATGTCTTCCTCCCACCTGGAGGTTTCGACTAGCTTGGACATTAGCTGCTCCCATGGTTGTACTGTCCGTCGTAGTGCGCGGCGCCGTTGTAGCGCACGGGCACTTCGCGGTATTCGAGGCTCGCGAGCTCGCAGCGCGCCGGTGCGAATGCGGCGAGCGTCGCGCGCAGCAGCGCGGCCTGGTCGTTGGTGATCGCGCGCTCGCGCAGGATCACGCGATACGCGGCCCACAAGCCGGGATCGCCGTGCACCATCCAGGCGTTGTAGCGGCGCTTGCCGTCGTACGACACGCGCGCGATGTTCTCGACGAGCTCCACTTCGCCGAAGCCGAGCCGCCGGATCACTTCGCGCACCGCCCACGGCGTGCCCTTGTAGCGATGCAGCTCGATCGCGCCCTTGATGAGCGCGCGGCGCGCATCGTCGGATTCCGCGAGGCTCCAGCCGTCCTCGCCCATCACCGAGAACTGTTCGGCGAGATACGGCAGCGCCGATGCGTCGACGCCGTCGATCAGGTAGACGAGGATCGGCGACAGATCGACGTTGTCGAGCCGCGCGGCGAGCTGCGCGAGCGCCGCGAAGCGCCGGTCCTTCGCGAGCGGCGGCGGCAACAGTGCGTCAGCCATGCGCGACTCCGGTCGCGACCACCGCCACGCCCGTGCAGCGCGCCCATTCGTCGTCGGCGAGCACGCGCAGCGCGAGGCCGTTCAGGTCGACGTCGTAGACGCCCGGCACCTGCAGCGCGGCCGTGAGCTGCGCGGGCACGATGTCGCGGCCGAGGCCCGCCGCGCGGTTCGCGCGATACGCGTTCGCCGCGGCGCGCGCCTGCGCGAGCACGGTGCCCGCGTCGGCGTCCTTGTACAGCGTGAGGCGCGCGTCGATCGCGTAATCGACGGGCTTGGGCGCGCGCACTTCGACGAAGTCGGTGAGCGGGCGCTTCTTCTCGTCGTCGAGCGCCTGCGCGACGCGCGCGAGGATGTCGTCGCCGGGCAGGCCGGTGTCGACGAGCGGATACACGCGCACGCTGCCGGGCGGCACGCCGTTGACCGATACGAGCCGGCCGTCGCGCGTCGTCATCTCGGGGCCGATCACGCTCACGTCGACGATCGACTGGTGCGCGCTCTTCGCATGGAACACGTAAGCGAGGCGCGGGCCCGCGGTGCTGAACGCCTCGGGCGCGAGCTGGATGCGCTCGCGCAGCCGTTCGGTCTCCTCTTCTTCGTAGCCGTTCGCGCTCGTCTGCGTGTTCGCGACGGCGACGTCGGCCTCGCCGAGATCGTCGACGAGCGAGTTGATCTGGCCCGGCTGCCAGCCGTTGCCGAGCGCGCCCGCGGTGTCGCAGGTCGCGGCGACGTCGATCGACGTGCGGCCGGCCGCGAGCACCGCGTCGGCGTCGGTCGCGAACGACACGCCGCCGTCGCCCGTCTCGACGCGCGTGCCGGCCGCGATCAACAGGTTCGTCGCGAGCGGCGTTTCGACGGAAAAGCGCACGACGGTCGTCGCGGGCTGCGCGGGCAGGCGCGTGACGCCGACGAGCTGGCCGAGATAGTCGATCATCGGCGCGCGCGCGAACGCAACGAGGTTCTGCTTCGCCGCTTCCTGCACGCCGACGCGCACGAGGGTTTCGCGGTACGCGACGATGTCGATCAGCACGCGCTCGACTTGCGCCGGATACAGCGTCTTGCCGGTGCGCGCTTCGTATTCGGCGATGATGGCGGCCGTGATCGCCTGCGGATCGCGGTCGATGAAGTTCGGTTCGGATAGGGTCATCGGGGCACCTCGGTTTCGCGGATCACGCCGTCGGCGAGCCGCCATTGGACGCGCAGCGTTTCGTGCGCGGCGTCGATCGACGGCATCACGCGAACCACCTCGCAGCGCGTCTCCCAACGGCGGATCGCGTCGACGGCCTCGCGCACGAGGTGCGGGGTCGCGCGATCGATCGGCATGTCGAGATAGAGGCTCAGGTTCGAGCCGAAGTCGGGCCGGTGCGGGTCGCTCCCCTTCGGGGTGCCGAGGATCACGCGGATGGCCTGGTCGATGTCGGCAACGCCCTCGACGACGTCGTCGCGGCCGAGGGCGGGTTGCCAGTGAACGGAGGTGATGTCGGTTAGCCGGGTCATGCGCTCATGTTGCCGCGCAGCCGGACGCAGGGATATTAACGAAGCTTAAAAGCGCGGCGGGCAGGCTCGCGCCGGGTGCCGGAATCGCCGCCGGTCGGGACGGAAGATTCGGCGCGCGCGACCGATTCGGCGCGACAGCGGCGGCGCCGAGCGTGGCGCAAGGCGCGCAACCGCTCATGCGGCTGCGCGAGGCGCGATGTCGGCGACGGCCCGGGGCGCGACGCGCGCATGCCGTCGCCGGCATCGGGCGACGCGCGCCGTCGTGTCCGTCGCACGAGGCGGCCGGCCCGCTCGTTACGTCGATGCCGCGACGCATGCCGGCGGCGTCGGCAGATCGACGTTCGGCCAGCCCGTCGCGTCTCCGAGGTTGCGCAGCGCCTGCCGATATCGCAGCAACTGCGCGTACTCGTCGGGCATGAGCGTCGTGCCGTCGCCGAGCGCTTTCTCGTCCTGATGGCGCGACGTGAGCCAATCGGTCGCGACGAGGGCCGCATCGCGCGCGGCGCGTTTGGCATCGGCCAATTGCGCGCGCGTTTGCTTCTCGGGCTCGAGCAGGATCGGATGACCGTCTTCCGTCACCGCCACCGTCTTGCCCGCGGCCGCGCCTTCGAGCAGCATCGCGTGCTGCCGCGGCGTGATCTCGACGAACGCTAGGCCGTCCGGCTTCGAGGTTTCGTCGCAGAAGCTGCGAATGCGCCGCGACGTGTCGTATCCAGCCAGGATTCGCGTCATGGTCATTTCCCCGTGGCGCGCCAATAAACGAGCCAGCCGGGATAGGTTCCGCCTGTCTCGTTGAAGGCGCGCAATTTGACGCCGTCCTGCGTCAGGCTTCCGTGCACGACGATCACCGTCGCGGCGCCTAGCAGGCTGTTGAAAAGCGCCTCGCTTTGATGACCGGGGCGCTGTTTAAAAGGATTTCGTATGCGCTTGGCTGCCGAGTTGCCAACGAATCGCCGACGCTGGACCGTTCGCGAGCGGTCCAGCCGACGCGTTGCCGTGCGACGGCCGCGCTTGGGCAGCTCATTGCACCGCTCCTTGCGGCACCACCGTCAGCATTCGCGCCATTCGAGTCAGATTGCTCGCCAGCATCGTCAGCTTGAAATGCTGGTCGACCCGTTTGAGGCCGCGATACGCGGTCTGTCGAATCCTGCCGACGGTCTTGCCCCAGCCGAAGTGCTCTTCGATGCGTTTGCGAATCACTTGGCTAATGCCATAACCGGCGTGCCGCGAGGTACGGCCGTCGATCGCACTGCCGCCTTGATGCGTGTCGTTGCGCGCGACGTGTGGCGTCACTTTGCGCGCTCGGCAGTCCCGCACAAAGTCGCGCATGTCGTAACCCTTGTCGGCGCCGAGCGTCTTGGCGTGACGACCCGGCACGCAATCGAGCAGGCGCAACGCACTCGCGCGTTCGCCGAAACCATCAGCGTGGCTGACCACTGCGCCGACCACCAAGCCCGAGCGGTTCTCCATCAGGATGTGCCCCTGATAACAAAGGATGGCTCCGCTTTGCCGCCCCTTTCGGAACAGGCGCGCATCCGGATCGGTGCTCGATTCATGCGTGTCGTTACTGCGGCGCTTGCCCTTCCAGTCGGTGTCGACATTGCGGCCACCGCCGGCTGGCGGATCGTCCGAGCCGTCCTTGGGACGGAAGCTCTTGTGACTGGCCCACGCCTGGATCAGTGTGCCATCGACCGAGAAGTGCTCTCTGGACAGCAACCCTTG